CAGGTCATGCGTATTGCTATGACCAGCAAACGTAACCTCAAGCGCATCAACAACCCAGACGACATCATGTCCATGCCCTACAGCCTTGTGGCGTCGCGGCAGCGGTTTAACGTCTACGCGGGTAACTACTGATGAAATCGCCGATCCTTGGGTCGGCGTATGTCGCTCGAAGCGTCAACGCCGCCGACAACCGCATGGTCAACCTCTTTCCGGAAGTCGTCCCGGAAGGCGGCAAAGAGCCTGCGTTTCTTCAGCGTGCGCCAGGGCTGACTCTGTTGGCTACTCTCGGCATTGGCCCTGTCCGTGGACTGTGGCAGTTCGGCGACTACGGCTACGCTGTGTCGGGCAATACGCTGTATAAGATTGACAGCAGTTGGAACGCAGTTGCCAAAGGCACGGTAGCAGGCACGGGGCCGGTCAGCATGGCCGACAACGGCACGCAGCTATTCATCGCCACCGATCCAGACGGCTACATCTACAACGCTAATACCGACGTGTTTCAGCAGATCATAGATCCAGACTTCCCCGGCGCGGTAACGGTCGGGTATATTGACGGCTATTTTGTGTTCAACGAACCCAACAGCCAGAAGATTTGGGTGACGCAGTTGCTGGACGGCACCAGCGTTGACCCGTTAGAGTTTGCCAGTGCCGAAGGCAACCCTGACAACGTGGTGGCGGTCTTTGTCGATCACCGCGAAGTCTGGGTGTTTGGCTCCAACTCGACTGAAGTTTGGTACGACGCGGGGTTGCTCGACTTTCCGCTGGCACGCATCCAGGGTGCGTTCAACGAACTTGGTTGCGCCGCGCCATACTCCATCGCCAAGATGGACAACCAGATTTACTGGCTGGGCAAAGACGCCCGCGGGCAGGGCATGGTTTTCCGTGCGTCGGGCTACATCGGCCAGCGCGTGTCCACGCACGCTATCGAATGGCAGATGCAGGAATACGCCAACCTCGGCGACGCTGTGGGCTATACCTACCAGCAGGACGGCCACAGTTTTTATGTGCTGAACTTTCCCACTGCCGATACAACGTGGGTGTTTGACGTGGCAACGGGCGCTTGGCACGAACGCGCGGCTTTTGCCAACGGCGATTTTAACCGCCACCGCGCCAACAGCCAGATGTTCTTCAACGCCACAAACGCTGTCGGCGATTATGAGAACGGCAAACTCTACAAGTTTGATCTTGAGGTGTACGCGGACGATGGCCAGCCGCAAAAGTGGCTGCGGTCGTGGCGGGCGCTGCCAACTGGCGCTAACAACCTGACGCGCACCATCCAGCACGCCATGCAGCTAGACTGCGAGACCGGCGTGGGGCTGAACACCGGACAAGGCAGCAACCCGCAAGTCATGCTGCGCTTCTCTGACGACGGGGGGCATACTTGGTCGAACGAGCATTGGAAGTCGATGGGCGCAATTGGCGAATATGGCAATCGCACGATCTGGCGGCGTCTTGGCGCGACAATGAAGATTCGTGACCGGGTGTATGAGGTATCAGGTACTGACCCGGTGCGTATCTACATCATGGGCGCTGAGTTGGCCTTGAGCGGGACGCGAGCCTAATGGTCGCGCCAATCAATCCTACGCAACTTACGCCGCCGCGTGTTGCGTTTATCGACGAGCGCAACGGCGCAATCAGCCGTGAGTGGTACCGGTTTTTTCTGTCGCTGCTGACAGCTACAGAAGCCAACCAGCAAGAGGCAAGTCTTGCCCCCGATGCAATTTCGTTGTTGGCATCTTATGACGCCATGCTGGCAGAGCTTGCGCAGGCTACGGAAATGCAACCTGATTGTTGCGCGTCCGGTCAAGCTATCTTGACAACCGATATTCAAGGGCTGTCGCTTACACCAACTGCCGCTGCAATATCTGCGTTAGCCGTAGCGCAGAGCGATATTCAGTCATTAGCCTTAGCGCCGCCTGGCAACAACGGTAGTGTGACCTCCGTTGATGCGTCCGGCGGCGCAACCGGGCTAACCTTTTCGGGTGGCCCTATTACGACTAGTGGTACACTAACGCTTGGCGGCACATTGGCTATAGCTAATGGCGGCACGGGCCAGACCACTTACACGGATGGTCAACTGCTGATCGGCAACACCACCGGCAACACGCTGGCTAAGGCCACGCTCACTGCTGGTTCTGGTGTAAGCATCACCAACGGCGCTGGTTCAATCACCATTAATGCCACAGGCACAGGCGGCACGGTTACGAGCGTTTCGGTAGTGTCGGCCAATGGCTTGGCTGGCACTGTGGCAAACGCCACAACAACGCCAGCGATTACGTTGTCAACGTCTGTGACGGGCATCGTCAAGGGCAACGGCACGGCACTATCTGCGGCGTCTGCTGGCACCGATTACGTTGCGCCCGGTGCATATACCGCAAGCGGCCTGACGATGGCGACGGCGCGGATATTGGGACGCACCACGGCAAGCACGGGCGCTGCGGAGGAGATCAGCGTCGGCACTGGCCTGACGCTCGCCACGGGCTCCCTAATTAATGCGGCCCCAGATCAGGTGGTGTCCCTCACCGGGGCGGGCACCACAGCTATATCGGGTACGTACCCGTCCTTCACCATTACATCAAATGACGCCTTTGTTGGCACGGTAACTTCGGTCGGCGGCACAGGAACAGTCAACGGCATCACGTTGACAGGAACCGTCACTAGCAGCGGGTCGCTGACGCTTGGCGGCACGTTATCTGGCGTCAGCTTGACGACACAGGTATCAGGCATACTGCCAGTAGCCAACGGCGGCACGGGCGTCGCGACATCGACCGGCACTATTGCGGTAGTGCTGTCGAACACGCCAACGCTCGTCACACCAATTCTCGGCGTTGCCAGCGCCACCAGCATCGCTACCGGCTTGGGTGCTGTGGGAACGCCTGCATATACATTTACGGGCAACACCAACACGGGGATATGGTCGCCTGCTACAGGCAACATTGCCATTAGCAATAATGGCGTTGAAACCATGCGTATTGGCTCGTCAGGAAACGTAGGAATCGGCACCTCGTCACCGGGTTCCTTTGGCCTTCTTGCGTTGGTCAAGAACGCTACCGGCGTTACGACTGCTGCAATCTCTAACAGTAATACAACCGCCAATGACGGCGCAAAGTTTGCTAGTTTCTATAGCACGACGGAAATGTCCAGTATTGGGCATTACTGGGATGGCGGATCGTTTCAAGGAAAACTTTTCTCTTACGGCGACCTATCATTCTTGTTGGGCAGCACTCCAGTTGAGCGTATGCGTATTGGCAACGCGGGCGCTGTTGGGATTGGAACCACTGCTGACGCATCTGCGCTTCTTGATGTGCAGTCCACAACTAAGGGTTTTCGCCTGCCCAACATGACGACTACGCAGAAGAACGCCATCTCTAGCCCCGCTGCGGGATTAATGGTATTTGACACTACGCTCGCCAAAGCCTGTGTTTACTCAGGTGCGGCATGGCAGACGATTACTTCGCTATAAGGATCGAACATGGCCGTAAACATCAGCAACATCATCCCCGCCAAGACGGCGGAAGCCACGCAGACGACGCAGTACACGTCGAGCGGCGTGCAGACGATCATCGACAAGTTCACTGCAACGAACTACAGCGCTTCGGCTGCGACGATCAGCGTCAACCTGGTCGCGGCTGCTGACAGCGCGAGCAACGACAACTTGATCGTCAAGACCAAGACGCTCCAGCCCGCCGAGACGTACACGTTCCCGGAACTGGTCGGTCACGTCCTGCCCAACAATGGCTTCATCTCCACAATCGCTGGCACGGCGTCGGCCATCAACATCCGCGCCTCGGGGCGTCTGGTTAGCTGATGCCGCCATTTGTCGTCCTTGCGTTGCCTAGATCGCGTACAGCTTGGCTGTCGCGGTTTCTGACGTATGGCGATTGGATGTGCGGGCATGAAGAACTGCGCCACACACGCAGTCTTGACGACGTAACGGCGTGGTTCTCGCAGCCTAACATTGGCACCGCAGAGACAGCCGCCGCGCCGTGGTGGCGTCTGCTAGACCGTTTTGCGCCTGGTGCGCGCATCCTGATCGTGCGCCGCCCGGTCAGCGAAGTGGTGGATAGCTTGATGAATATCCCCGGTCTGTCTTTTGACCGCGCCGTGCTTGAACGAACCATATCCAAGTTAGACCGCAAGCTAGACCAGATCGAAGCACGGTGCGATAACGTCCTCTCGGTCAACTTCGACGATTTGAACGACGAGACGGTTTGCGCCATTGCGTTCGAGCATTGCCTTCCCCACGCGCACGACCATGAACATTGGGCGCGGTTAGCACCTGTGAACGTCCAGATAGATATGCCCGCGCTGATGCGCTACGCGCAGGCGTACCAGCCTGCGTTGGATAAGGTAGCGGCTATTGCAAAGCATCAGACGCTTGCGGCTATGGCTACCCGTGAGCCTGTTGAGCCAGAGGGCATCACGTTTCAGACGGAAACCTTTGATGATTGGCTAGACGGCGCGGCGCGGTTGTTTGACGATCATCTAGTGGCTGTTGGCGAAGCGCCGGGTAACTGGCAGAACAAGAACATCAGTCTAATGCAGCGCATCTATGATGCGGGGGCTATGCAGATCATGACTGCCCGCTGCAATGGGCGTATGTTTGGCTACCTAATGACGCTTGTTGCGCCGTCGCTGGCGGATGAAAACTTGACTACGGCTACGCACACGACGTTTTACGCCGACTCAGCGGTTCCCGGTCTTGGCTTAAAATTGCAACGCGCGGCGTTGCGTGACTTGAAAAAACGTGGTGTAGACGAAGTGTTTCTAGAAGCTGGTCAGCGGGGTTCCGGCCCTAGACTTTCCGTGTTATACAAGCGGCTGGGCGCGCTAGATTACAGCCAAGTTTACCGTATGCAATTGACGGAGCATTAAGATGGGTTTGGCAGCAGCAGCAGCAATTGGCGCGGTAGCCTCAGTTGGTGGCGGTTTGATTGCGTCGAGCGGCGCTAAGAAAGCTGCCACGACGCAGGCGCAGGCCGCGGAACAGGCGCAACTATCGCAGGAGCGTGCGTTCGAGCGGCAAGTCGAACTGCAAGAGCCGTTCCGTCAGGCTGGACTTACTGCACAAGAACAGATCATGCAATTGCTGGGCATCGGCGGCGACAAAGCGGCGGCTGGCTACGGTAGTATGGCCAAGCCATTTGGAACTGAGCAGTTCCAGCAAGATCCAGGCTATGCCTTTCGCCAGTCGGAAGGCATGAAGGCGTTGGAGCGGTCGGCAGCGGCGCGCGGCGGTCTGCTGTCAGGCGGCACGCTGAAGGGTATCCAGCGGTTCGGACAGGACTTGGCCAGCCAAGAGTATGGCAACGCCTTTAACCGCTACCAAGTTGAACGATCTGCGCGGCTCAACCCACTTCAATCGCTGATGGGCGCGGGGCAGTCGTCGGCTAATACGCTGACCGGCGCTGCTGGCCAACTTGGCCAAGGTCAGGCGCAGTCGCAACTTGCCGCGGGGCAGGCCCGCGCGTCGGGCTACGTCGGGCAGTCAAATGCACTGGCGGGCGCGCTGGGCAGCATTGGTCAGGCGGCGTCGTCGTATCCGCTGTACCAAGCGCAAGTGAATTATCTAAATAGCGGGGCAGCGGGCGGCGGCTTTGGCGGCGGTGCTGCGTCGCTTAATCCAGGTATGAACGCATTCAATATGCCTCTCACGAGTCGATAAGGACGGACAATGGCTAATCAAGCAATCGCCCTTCAGGCCCGCGCACCACAGCAGGGTAACTTCTTGGCCCCGGCTATGCAGCAGGCTGGCCAGATGATCAATCAAATGGCTCAGCAGAAAGCTGCTGAACGCCAGACTGCTGTAGCGCAGCAGGCTATGGAGATTGAAAGAGCCAAGGAAGGTCGCGCGGCGGCGGGCGAAGAACGCGCGGCGGCAAAGTTTAAGGTAGATCAAGATGCGTTGGTCTACGCCAAGCACCGTCAGTACGCCCCTGCGGTTATTCAAGGCGGCGCGGCTGTCTATCAGCAGTGGTTGGAAGGCGTTAAGCAAGACAACCCGCAAGCAGCACAGATATTTGAAAGCGCCATGCCTGCCGCAAATTTTGACAAAGATGCGTTTACCCGCATGGTCGGTACAATGGATCAGAACTTTGAAGCCCGGTATGGTAAGGCGATCACCAAGGAACTGATTACGCCCGAAGGCGGCGTCATGGGCGCTAACATCTCAGGCTTGCCTGGCGCTACATATGCGGTTCCAATTCCCGACATCAGCCGTCCGCTTGCGCCTGCGGCTCCTGCGGCTGGCGTGCAGCCAATGGCCGCGCCGCAGACGCCAACAGGCGGTATGTTTCGGCCTATTTCGGCTACCGGCGGTCAGCCGCAGGGCGCAGACCCGCAGGCTGCGCTGTTGGCGTCGTTGACGGAAGCAAAGCAGACAGGTCAGATTGGCGCGGATGTTGTCGAGCAGCTTCGCCAGTTGGGCGGGCCGCAGGCCGCGCCTGCCGTCGATGCGTTCCTCGCGCAGAACAACATCAAGGTTGCACCGGGCGGCGGTATGCGCAGCGCTGTCTACCGCGGCGAAAGCCCAATGGCGGCGCAACAGGTACAGTATAACCCAAATGCCTATGCGCCCGTGCGCGTGAAAAACCCGATGGTGTCTCCGTTGCCTGGGTCGGCGTCGGTGCCTCTGCCGCGTGTCGCTGCTGAAGCGCGCGCTGGTCGGCAAACGCCGGAGGAAGCTGCCGCGGTGGCGTCGGCTACCGCAACAGCTACGAAAGCCGCGGAACTTAAAGCTGAACAAGCTAAGAAATTACCTGCCAAGCGACAGGTAGATACGCTGCTGACAAAAATCCGCAACGCATATGAGACATTAAACAAGGCAGAAGCTATTCCTTCGTCGGCGCGGGGCGCAGGCGCAAACGTCATGGATTATTTGGCTACAACCGGCATGGGTCGTGAAGCCCAGCGGGCGTTTGGCACTAAAGCCAATACATCCCTGAATGAAATTACGGGGTCGCGTAAGCTGCTGGCCACGGCAATCAAAAACGCTACCGGCATGAGTGCGCAGGAAATGAACTCTAACGTCGAACTGCAATTGACCTTGGACGCGTTGACTGACCCAACGCAGGGTTACGAAAGCGCCATTAGCCAGCTAGATACTATTAGTGAGCTATACGGTACGGGTAAGGCAGCCACCAAAACACCTGTAGTACCGGTTCTGACGCCGGAACAAGTGCGCGCCAACCCTAACGTTAAGCGTTGGCAGACCACAGATGGAAGGATCATGACCCGACCATGAAACAAAATGATCCTTACGCCGGGTTAGGCACTTACGAACAGGGCGATGCCGACCCTTACGCTGGGTTGGGTGTTGTTCAAAAAGCAATGCCTCGCGCCAAAGCCCCACGCACGGGCATGGACAAGGCTACGCAAGTGGCTGGTGTTGCTGCTAACGCGCTGCTGCCTTACGCAACTGCGGCGGGCATGGGCGCTATGGCGGGTGCGCCTTTCGCCGGAGTCGGTGCGCCTTTTGGCGCTGCGGGCGGTGTGCTGGCCTTGGGCCTAGGCGATCTTGGCACAAGCGTCTACAACCTAGCCACACCGCTCTTTGACGGCCAGCGCGTTCCGCTGCCGTCAGAAGCCATGCAGCGTGGATACCAAAGCATAGGCGCGGCCCGCGCACCAGAGACGCCAGGCGAACAGGTGTTCGGTGATATCCTGTCCGGCGCTGCTGGCGGCGGTGGCCAAGCTAAAGCTTTTCAGACCTTGGCTGGCAAAGCAACCTCACCCCAAGCACAAAACTTTATGCGTTTTATGGGCCAGAACATACGCGGGCAGACCGCGGCAGGCGCAGGAGCGGCTGCTGCTCCGTCCGTTGCATCAAACTATTTTGATGTGACAAACCCGGCGGCGTTGCTGGGTCTTTCCTTGGCTGGCGGCGGCGCAGGGTTTAAGGCCGGTACGCCTAAGACAAAGGCTATTTCCGCCGCCGCGCTGAAAGGCGAGGCATCTAAAATCTACCAGCAGATGGAAGCTGCAAACGTCAACATCGCGCCAACTACCATGACAGATTTGGCAAACGCAGCCCGCACAAAAGCGCAATCGCTAAAGTATGACCCCGATACCGACAAAGTGGTAAGAGAAGCGTTGGATTTGTTCTCTAAGAAAGCTGACAAACCTATATCGTTTGATATGCTTGAAAAGTTTAGGCGGTCAGTCCGCGATCTGCCGTATAGCGAAGCTGGCGGAAAACGCGGTACGTCCGAAGAGCGTGCTATCGTTAAGGCGCTCGACGATACCATTGACGAGTTCATGGGGACGTTGACGCCTGCGCAGACAACGTCTGGCGACGCTGCTACGGCAAGTGCGTTGCTCAACCAAGCCCGCGCCGTGCGGTCAAAGGGATACCAGACAGAGACGCTAGAAAACGCGTTTAAAAAGGCAACCGACGAATCACAAAAATTAGAAAACCCTAGACAATTCGCGTCGGTGTTGCGGTCAGAGTTTACCAAGATAGCGGGCAATGAACGCAAGCTATCAAGATTTGATAAGCCTACGCAGGAACTTATTAAGAAAGTTGCCAAGGGTACTATAACGCAAGAAGGTTTGATGGCGTTAGGCAAGATAGCACCTAGTTCGCGTTTGTTTGGTTCACAGCTACCTGTTTACGGTGCTGGGTATGGCGGGCTGGCTACTTTATCGCCTACTGCGGCGGCGGCTGTCGGTGGACTGCAACTTACTGGCGCGGGGGCCAGAGGAATTGCAAACCAAATGACGCGCGCGCAAGCGCGGCGGGCGCTCGCAAGCGCCAGCGGCGTCGCGCCCAAGCCGCCAGGCTATTACGTCTTATCGCCAATCGCGCAGCAAAACGTGCTGGCGCAACAGCGCGCAAATAACCAAAAGTAGTGGAGTACATCATGGCCGAAATCGACGAGACGAAAGCGCGATTGCAGACCCATGAGGAAGTGTGTGCGCTGCGCTACGACGGTCTGTGCGCCAGGCTGAAGCGTCTGGAGGCCGTTAGTCTGGGCGTCGCGGGTTTCATCATTGCCTTGCTACTGGCCATCGTCCTGAAGCTAAACTGAAATGCCAAATCAACACACTGATCTCGCGGCTATCGACGCCGAGCGGATCGCCGTGTGGGAGGCTTGCGGTCGCAATCAGCAAGCCACTGCTGACAAACTAAACTGTACGCGCAGCGCAATTCAAAAGGCCCTCAAGCGCACTTTCGGCGCTGACTTTGTGACTGCCAGTTTGGCGCATCAAGCAACAGTTGCCGAGCCTCTGCCGCCGTCTGATTTGCCGTTCGAAGAACGGCTGGCAACGATGAAGGTGCGGAACAATCTTCGCATCAATCACGCCCGCGCGGCGGCGTGGCAGACCGTGCGAGTGCCGATCTCAGGGCCTTACGGCATCTGCTGGTTTGGTGATCCGCACCTCGACGACCCGTTCTGCGACCTCGAAAGCGTCGAACGCCACGCCCGCATCTGTGCCGAGACCGAGGGGATGTACGGGGCAAACGGCGGCGACAGCATCAACAACTGGGTCGGAAAGTTGGAGCGCCTGTACGGCGAACAATCGGCCACGGTGTCCGAAGGCTGGGAGTTAGTCGAGTGGCTGCTGAAAGATTTGGGTGTCCGGTGGCTGATCTGGCTGCTCGGCAACCACGACACTTGGAACACCGGGAAAAGAATCTTTGAGGGGCTCAACACTAACCGCATTCTGATGCGAGACTGGGACGCCAAACTGAAGCTGATGTCGCCAGACGGCGCGGACGCTACGGTATGGGCGCGGCACAACTTCAAAGGTTCGTCGATCTACAACGAACTGCACGGCTTGAAACGCGCGGCGATGATGGATGAACACGCCGACATTTACGCCGCGTTTCATATCCATACGTTCGCAACTGGCAACGTCGAACTACCCGGCGGTCGTCGCGCTTGCCTTGTGCGGGCAAGAGGGTATAAGGACGCCGACGATTACGCCCTCAAAGGCCAGTTCACGGAGCAACGTGATGGACAGTCTGTCGTGACAATCGTGACGCCCCGCGTCGGCCAACGCCCGCTGATACAGGCGTTCGACAACGTCGAGATGGCGGCGGACTTCCTGACGTTTTTGCGGCAGAAGGAATAGCGCATGAGCATCGTTCTAGGCCCGCGTTCGCTATCTCGCCTTCAGGACGTTCACCCTGATCTAGTGCGTGTTGTTAAGCGCGCGGCGGCGTCGTCTGACCTAGACTTCACGGTGCTGGAGGGACGGCGGACGCTGGCGCGGCAACAGGTACTGGTGAAGGGCGGCGCGTCCAAAACGATGAACTCGCGGCACCTGACCGGTCACGCCGTCGATCTCGCGCCGTTGCTGGGCGATACGGTATCGTGGGACTGGCCGCTGTATCACCGGCTGGCCAAGATCGTGAAGGCCGCTGCTGTAGCCGAGAATGTCCCGCTCACTTGGGGCGGTTCGTGGGCGAAATTTCGGGACGGCCCACATTGGGAACTGCCTTGGAAGCAATACCCGAAAGGAAACTAATATGTCTGTTGTAAACTTCGTTCTGACGCGCCTTAAAGAGCCATCGACCTACGCGGGCCTGTCGGGCCTTGCGCTGGCCTTTGGCGTCTCCAGCGACCTCTACGCCGCTGCATCGTCGGCTGTCGCTGCCATTGCTGGTCTGGTCGCTATCGTCTTGGCAGAAAAAGCCAAGTGATTAAGTTTCTGTCGTCCCTGCTGTCGCTTATCGAACGGGCGTTTGCCTATTTCGATCAAGAGCGATGGAAGCAGCAGGGACGGCAGGAAGCCCTAAAGGAAGCGGCAGATGTTGTGGAACGCCAGATCGAACTGGGTGAGGCGGCTGTTGCTGTGCCTGATCCTACCCGTGATGAACGGATGCGCAACCGTTTCGACCGTTCCCGTTTCCGTCAATAGCTATTGCTCAATTGCTCGTCCAATCGGGTACGACAGCTTGCTGGACACGTCGGAGACGCGCAAGGCGATTGAAGCCCACAACAGCCAATGGGTTTGTCTGTGCGAGCAAGACTGCCCCGCCAGCGTTCCAGATACCAAATAGCCTTGCCGATCTCCTGCGCCGTAGCGTCCTTGTGACCGGCGCGGCTAAGGTACTTCAGCGCGTTGCCCCGGCAGTAGCCCGCAAACTCCTCTGGCGATAGCTTGGCCTGGAGGTAGTCAATCGTTTCCATGCCGCCGACCTTGTAGTGGTCTGGGTTTACTGCGTCGGTCATGCCGCAAGCCTCGCCATCAGTTCGGCGCGCTCCCGCGCGGATCGCAGCATTGTAAACCGCTGATGCAAACGCCTGACGATGGACGGGCGCTGCTGCGCTTCCATCTCAATATCCAGCAGTTCCTTTATTTCTTCCTCAGACAACGTATTCAGCGCCGCCGCCAGTGATCGCCAGTCTACCTTAATCATTCTTCAGTTCCTCCATAGCTATGTCTGACACGGCGCGCTTGTCGTGAAGCGACGCCCAGATGCGTTCGTCAATCGTTTTCTCGGTCAGCATGACGTAGACCCAGACCGCATGGGGTTGCCCGCCGCGGTGTAGCCGCCCGACTGTCTGCTCGTACAACTCCAGCGACCACGGCAGCGACACGAACACCATGTGACAGCCGCCGTGCTGTAGGTTCAGGCCGTGGCCTGCGGACTTGGGATGGATCAGCAGCAGTTCGATCTTGCCCGCGTTCCAACGCGCGATGGCGTCTGGCTCGTCAATCGTCGCGGCGTAAGGGAACCGACGCTTTAGTTCGGCCAGTTCTTCCTGGTAGTTGTAGACGACGATGGTGTTGGCGCGCTGGTTTTCGTCCAGCAGTTCGGCCAGCCGGTCAAACTTGTGGTCGCTGAACCAATGCACCGGCAGCGGCCCCTCGCGGTTGTAGACGAACCCGGACGCCATCTGTTGCAGCTTGGTCGTCACCGACGCGGCGTTCTGGGCTATCACCCGGTCATCGCCGAACTTGACCACATAGTCGCGCTTCATCTTCTCGTAGGGCGCACGATCCGCAAACGTGGTGCGCACCTCGACGACGTTGCACGGCGGCAGTTTGTCCTTGTAGTCGCCGGGGTCTAGCACGAACGTCGCGGGCTTGATCCGCGCCATCACCTGTTCCAGCGCGCCGGGTGCTGGCACCCACTGGCCGAAGTCGCGGTTGATGCAGATGAAATACTGCTGCATGAACGCGCCCTTGGCGCGACCCAGCAGCGGCTGGTCGATGATCTTGCACTGGCCAAAGACATCCTCCAGGCCGTTTGACGTGAACGAGCCGGTCAGACCCCAGCGCACCTTGACCGGCTCCAGCAGCTTCTCCAGCGCCTTGAAGCGTTTGCCGCTGGGGTTCTTCAGCCGTGTCAGTTCGTCGAACACGATGCCGTCAAAGCCCGACAGGTCGGTCAGCTTGTCGAGGTTGTCGTAGTTGGTGACGACCACAGACGCGGCGCTGGCCAACGCGGCGTTGCGCTGCGCAGGCGTCCCCACGGCCAGCGCCGGGGTGATGCGTGACCACAGCGGTGCTTCGACCGGCCACACGTCGGTACAGACGCGCTTGGGCGCGACCACCAACCACCGCTTGACTAGGCCGTCGTCCAGCATCGCCTGCATGGCTGTCAGCGTGATCGCGGTCTTGCCCGCGCCAACCGGCGCTAGGATCATCGCCCGGTCACGCTCGTACAGAAAGTCTGCCGCGTCATCCTGGTAAGGGCGCAGCTTCAGCCCCATTGGGCTACCATCGCCGCAGCAATACCAAAATAAGTTTCGCTGCGGATTTTCCAACGGTCTTCGCTTGGCGGCAAACGGTTCTGGCCGCTGTCGGTTTGGTTCGCCCACCGCTTCTTGCCGTTGGCAATCCGCGGCTCTACCACGGCAGTCGGCGTCAGCAACGGCAGATTCTTTAGCCAGAGGCACGTCGATTTGCTAGCGTCGTGGCCAAACTGCCACGGCTGGATCGTCTGGTCGGCCTTGCGAATGCGGGTGCCGATACAGCCAATGGGGTTCTCCAGCGCAATGCGCGGGATAGGGGCGTCCAGCAAGAACTGCACGAACTTCAGTGCATCTTCGGTCATCTGCGCCCGCTCAGGGCGGCGCTTGTTCCAATGCAAACCGCTAGAACAAAGGTAGGTGCATGGCGGATGCGCGACCATCAAGTCCCAGCCATCGTTGATGATGTTTGCAACATCACCTTGATAGTGCGGCCCTAGCACGTCTGTCGGCAGCAGATCGCACGACAGCGCGTCATGTCCCGCAGCGCGAAACGCATCCCGCACGGTGCCGCTGTATTCGCAAGCCACTAAAACTTTCATGCCGCCCATGCGTCCACATCCTCTTTCGACCACAGCACGGCGTAACGCTGGCGCGTCGCCTCCATCTGCTCGGCAAATATCTCTTGCAGCGGCGACAGCCGCCCGCCGGGCTTCTTCAGTTCGACAAACCATGTCTCGCCATTCGGCAGGCAGGCGATGCGGTCAGACACGCCGCGCAGTGTTATGCTGCGGAACTTGTAGCTGTACCCGCCCAGCGCCTTCACGCGCTTCACAAAGTAGGCTTCGATTTCTTTTTCGGTCATGGCGGCACCCTACAAGGCCAAACAATGTGTTGCAAGCCGCACACAAAAAGAAACCCCCGTCGTGCAGTGAGACACGCCGGGGGTTTCATCGGTAACTGCGCTAATTGGAGATACGCAGCTACCGAATTCCTACTACTTTTTTGTCGTGCGCTGCAACAGGTTCGACTGCACGACGCAAAGCCGACTTGGACAGCGACGCCGCTATAGCCGGCGCGGCGATGACGTGCCGTTTCGTCTGATGCTCCACCGACGCCAACCGCCCGCAATCGACCCAGCCAGCCTCCTTGAAGGCGTGCAACAGCGCCGCCTGCGGCACCTTCACGCCCGCCGGAACATGGCCCTGCGATGCCATCAGGTCGCACAGCTTATGGAACGGCCCGCCGACAACGCCTGCCGCGAACGGCCCGATCCGCTGGCGCATCATATCGACGAGGAAACTCTCGGCGACGCTCATGCCCTGCTCGACCATGTTAATCTTCCACTCGGTGATCGGCGGCGCGGCGGCAGGGTTGAACGCCTCAACCTGGCGTTGCCACATCCACGCCGCGATCAGTTCGTACCCGCCGTTCTTGTACCACCTGTACAGCTTCTGCGCGTCGTCTGGGTTCATGCGCGACGCGCGCGACCAAACGCAGAACCAGCGGCGATCTTGCGTCGGCAGCGTGATCGGCAGCGTGTCGTTCGAGAACGCGATGACTTGCAGCCGGTTCAGCATCTCGTAGGGGTGCAGCCCCTTGCGGTTGATGACCAACGTCTCGGGCGGCGCGGCAATGATAGGCTTCAGCTTGTTGGCCATCGCGCGGCGCTCCCGCGCCTCCGCCTCGCGCAACTCGTTCAAGATGACCACCTCGGCTTCTAGGTTGTAGCCCCACTGGCTGTTGATCTCGCCCGTCTCCATGATCGAACGGTTGTGCTGATGCACCCCGCCAATGGCCCACAGAAACGGTGCCCACAGGGTATCCTTGCCGCAGCCCTCGTCGCCGCCGTGCAGCACGGCGTGGTTGATCTTGACATTCGCGTGCTGGACTTTGTGCGCCATCACATTCCAGACGTGTTCCAAGGAATTTGGGTCTGGTATCAGATTGCGGCAGTGATCCAGCCACGGCGCGATCTGGTCGTCTGACACCCGCAAGAAGGTACCCATGTCGGGACGCATATTGATCCAGCGGTTGCCGTAGACCAGCCCGTCACGGGCAACCAGCACATCCTCGCCCGCGGCGTAGGTCATGCCCAGCAGAGCCTTGGCCCCAAACTCCTGCCGCCGCTCGTCGAAGTAATTCGACGCCGGTATCTGCCGCTTGTTGTTGTGGACAGACCGGCAGTCAACGTGCCTGAACAGCGCGTTGAACACCGGGCGCGACACCTCGCGCCGTGTCATCATGTCGAAGTAGCTGTCGTCAGACTGGACGTAGGCGAAGCGGGCAAACCACTCGCTCTTTTCCAACCGTCCAGCTTCCTTACGCTCGACCTCACGGACAACGGTTGCGGCCTGATCCGGATACGCCGTGGTCGGCGAAATCTTCTCGGCCATCTGCTTCATGCGTTCGGCGATCAGTTCGTCCCGCAGCCCCGGCGTGGTGGTCGGCCCGTCGTTGGCCGACACCCATTCCAGAAACGCGCTGCTGGTCAGGTCTTGGCAGTGACCGTGATAGCAGCAGTACGACCGATCCAGAGGCTTGTAGCGCCCCTCGATGCTGCCGTCCGTATGCTGCTCATGGTTCGGACAGATGACGCTGCACCAGCCCTCGTTATTGACCCGCGATAGCACCATGTTGTTGTCCGACAGCCACGCCAGCACGTTGTCTTGGCCGGTGTCGCGTATCTTGATGCTCTTGATCTCGGCAGTGTCCGCCTCGGGCGGCTCGACGCCCAGCGCCGCGCAGATGTCGTCCAGGTCGTACTCGCGTTCGGGGTGGAACTCGACCAGCCGCGCCTCGAAGTTGTTGCGGCCCTTCTTCAAGTTGACGCTGCCAGGGATGCGGCAGTTGCGGACGGCATTGGTAGCGCCGGGGTCGGTGTAGCCCGCCTCGGCGATGGCCGTGATCGCCGCAGTGAACTCAGCCTTGGTCGGCTGGTTGGCAAAGGCGTAGCCCCACTGAAATGATCCGTCCGACGTTTCCATGATCCATGTCGGGTCAAGCGGCGGCGTCTTGGACTTGGTGCCAATGTCGTCCAGCATCATGAACAGGACAAACTCGACGTTCTCCGACTTCGCGGACGGCTTGCCATCCGCAAAGCGTTCAACAATGAACGACCCCGTGTTGACGTACCAAGCATCCCCCGGCTTGATGTTGGCCTTGGCGGGCAGGAACGCCGGGAACGACGCCTTGGGTACGCCATCGCCGTGGTAGATCATCTGGCCGTCAGCAAGCGCAGGCTTCTGACGCAACAGCAGCGCCGTCTCGCCTGTCTCGGTGGACAGTTTGGTGACGTATTCGAGAAATTTAGTGCGATCCTCACTCATCGCGATTCCTTCCTATTTTCCGTATCTGGACATGACCGCGACTTCCGCGTTCAGCGGCAGTCCTGCGGCCCACATGGGCGGCGTACACATAGTTTTTACTAGCGCCACGGCAGCGGCGTCGGCTTGCGCGGCTTCGACTTCCAGCACGATCTCGTCGTGAACGTGCAGCACAGTCTCCAATCCCTCCGCCTCCAGCCGTCGCAGCGCGTAGCGCAGCAAATCATTGGCAATGGCCTGTGTGATGTTTTCGCAGGCCAGTCCGCGCCACAGGCGGGCGCGGGGCCATTCCTTTGCGTCGGCAGCAGGCTTCCAAGCCGCCTTCGCGTAGGTAATGTTGCCCTCTTCATCGAAGCGGGCGAAAGGATAGCATAGCACACGGCCTGACGGCAGGGCATACCAAAGATGCTGCTTGTCAAACAAATACGTCACGCGCCCCGCGGTAAACTCATGGTGCGGGTTGCGCATCGCGGCCATGTACGACCGCTCTAGCCCCGACCAGTAGGTCTGCGCCCACGGGTTCGCCCTGCGCCAGCCATCAACCATGCGGCGGCTGTCGCTCTCGGCCAGCACGACGTTGTAAATGCGGCCCATGCTGGCAAACGCGCCGATCCCGCCCGCAAACCCGCAGGCTAGTTCCTGCACCTTGCCGATCTGGCGCTGATCCTTGTCCACATCGGCGTAGTCAACCTTGAACGTCGCGGCGGCGTTGTGCTTGTACACATCCTCGCCGCGCTCGAAGATGCCCAGCTTGTCCGCACCGCTGTTGGTGTTCGACGCCCAGGGCGTCACCCGCGCCTCAATCGCAGCCCAGTCGGCCACCACCAGCCGCTTGCCCTCGGGGGCCATCAGCGACGGGCGCAGCATACCCTTTAGCACGTCGGTGATACGCCGCCCGAACTGCGGCACGATCTTATGACCGCGCACCATTGCCTGCCGTGCTAGTGCAGGGTCTGCGGCGCATCGTCGTGGGAAGTTGTGGACTTGTAGTCCGAATGAACTAGCGCGACCTGTAGCACTGCCACCAGAAAAGACAAACGCTCCTCTAACTCGGTGATCCTCATCATCTGCAAGCGCTGCCGCGCGCGCAAATTTTGCAACTGACGATGCCCATAGGTCGTCCGCACACTGTATGACTTCCGCGACTTCGGCGGGGACTTCATCGGGGTTCTCCTCGGCCAGCGCCAACAGGTTGAAGCGGACGTTCTTGTCAATGGATAACTTAGGCTCGCCGTCCTTGTAAACGGTCGCCAGCTTGATCGCCTGCGGCCCGACACGATCCAATACCCACGCCCGCATCTTGGGGCTGCGCACGGACATGACCGCACCCTGCGTGACATCCTCGACCGTTTTCTGGATGTCGGCGCTCTCGGCGTCGGAATACTGCACCGCGGCCAGCGCCAGCGGGCGATCCAGCAGGACGCCGCGGTCGTTGATCCGCTCGTTGGTCTGATAGCCGGCCAGTTCATCGTCGGACAGCGGCCGCTGCGCCTGGCTGATCGAACGCATGGCCCGCACGTCCTGTTCGCAGTAGCGCACCATCTCGGCCATCAGCGCCGGGTCATCTCTAAACCCGCCATCACCCTGCGGGATGGACAGCGCGCGGATTAGTTGACCGCCGCGATGGTCTTTCTTCATGGACGACCCGGCAAACCGCCCGACATCCTCAAGGCTACCCGGCGCGCAGTTGCCGCGGGCCTGTGCTGCGGTGCAATAAAACTGTTCCAGCGCGTAGTCGATCTGTAGAACGTACCAGAACACCAGCCGCTCGAACGCGGCGTTGTGCGCGCGTATCTGGCCAGTGTGTTGGCGCACGGCGACGGGGAACGGCTGGCCTGGCAGCCATGTCTGCACGTCGTCGTCGTCGAAGGCGTAGGACATACACAGCACGTCGGTGCTGGCGTGCCTCGCGTAGTTGTAGACGCCAGCAGCCCGCAAATCGCAGCGGCTGCGCGTCTCGAAGTCAAGCCATAGGATAGCCACGGATACCTCACTGCATCCAGCTACTAGCCGGGACGGCCCAACCCGCCCCGGCGTTCACTTACTGGTTACGCGCGACGACGACGGCGCGGTGCTTCGTCAACTGGCGCGTCGGCTTCCTCGACCGTCTCACCGGCTGAGTCGGCGTCCATGCTGACCCACTTCACGAGGTCGAACACGGGCGTGAAGATGCGACCGTAGGACTTGTGCTGGTAATGCTCCT